ATGGCAACATTTAAAGCGATCGTTTTCCAAACTGGAAGACATATAAAACAAGATGGAACATCCAATATAAAAATTAGAATCTATCATAATAGAGAATCCCAGTATATAGCCACCAGCTACTATATCCAACCCGGAAACATGGATGACTCCGGACGGATCCTGCCAAACGTTACAAACGGCGAAATGATAGAGTACGAAATAAATGCGTATATCCAAAAGATCAGGAGAGAGTATTTAAAGCTAGGACAAGAAAGAACTCAGTTTATGTCATGCAAGGATTTAAAAGAAGAAATAGAGAAATCCCTAGCTCCTGACGCCGAGTTTATAGACTTCGTAGAGTTCGCCCAAAACATAGTAATTCAGACGAAAAAGAAGAAAACAGCCGAATGGTATAGTTCTTCCATTGATACACTATGTTGGTACACAAAAAGAAAGAAGATAGATATTAAGCTAATCACCTCATTTCTTCTAAATAAGATGATCAAAGACTTATATCACTCCGGCCCCGCCGGCATTCCCTTAGAACCGGGCACAATAAGCCATTACCTTAGAGGACTCAGAGCATTGTATAACAAAGCTAAGCTCTATTACAACAATGAGGACTTTGATATTATAAGGATTCCAGGCGATCCGTTCAAAAAGGCTGAGATACCGGAGTACCGGAGGAAACGAAAGAATATAGACATCAACACTCTATTGAAGATTAGGGATTTCCAATCTGACAAGAAACGTACTAATATGGCACGTGATGTCTTTATGATGATGTTCTACATGATGGGAGTCAATATCAACGACCTATATAGTATTTCGTGCGAACGCCGCGGAAGACTGGAGTACATGCGATCTAAAACGAATACGGAGAAGAATCACGAACAGATACCGCTTTCCGTCAAGATCGAGCCGGAGCTTCGCATCCTGCTTGATAAATACACAGAGGGTTATTTCCTCTCCTACTTTCATACCAACTACTGTAGCTTGAATAATTTCATGCGAGCAATCAATAATGGACTGAAAGACATTTGTATGAACTTAGAACTAGACTTCAAGGTCACCACAAACTGGGCCCGCCACAGCTGGGCCAGCTTGGCAAGAAACAAGGCCGGAGTACCGAAGGCAGACATTGACTTCTGCCTCGGTCATGTAAATAACGACTATAAGATGGCCGATATCTACATTGATATAGATTATAGTATTTGTGATAAGGCAAATCGCGCTGTATTGGATTTATTGCAGAAAAAAGAAGAAAAAAAAGACTGAAACGTTTGCAAATACAAAAACTCTATATATATTTGCAAACAGAATGGTGTTGAGCTGGATAAAACAATGGTTTTGTCCGGCTTTTATTGCATATATATGCTTCAATAGCGCTTATTACTGAAACTCATCTCATTTTTACGTTATGCGCCGCAAAACAATGACGCATGGAAATTACAGTTTCAAAAACAGCTTTATTAGATAAGTTGAAATCAATCGGGCGAATCATACAGCCTAAAAACACATTACCAGCTTATGACAACTTTTTGTTTGTTGTTGATGAATATGGTCTTATTCTAGTGACAGCAGGGGAAGAAGGTGGGCGCATCTCTACAAACGTAGATGGCGCTGCTGACTTCATCAATTATTCTTTCATGGCTAACGCCAAAACATTACTCGACGGATTAAAAGAGATCCCCGAACAGCCATTAACCATATCCATCCTTGAAAAGGAATTGATTGTCAAATACGCTAATGGCAGGTTTTCAATACCACTTGAAAAAGGCGATCAATACCCATCCATGAACACGGATGATACTGCCAGCCCATTTCTCGTTTCTGGTAATGACTTATTATACGGAATAAGACAAGTCTTGATCTGTAGTGCCAATGATGAACTCCGTCCAGTACTGAATGGTGTCTATTTTGATATCGGTTTAGATTCAATGTCATTTGTCGCAACAGATGGTACCCGTCTAGCAATGATTGAAAATCCATCCGCTTATACGCGCAAGGAACGGGCGGCCTTTATCCTGCCAAGCAAGTTTGCTAAAATCCTTTCTAATATTGTTCCGGAAGATTGCATGGAAGTAGAAATATCGGTAAATCAGACTAATATTTTATTTGAGTTTGATTCATACCGGTTAGTCTGCCGTATGATTGAAGGCCGGTACCCTAACTATCGTGCCGTTATCCCTCAAAAACAGCCTAATCGTGCAGTATTAAAGAAAGCCGATATAGTCTCAGCTCTAAAGCGTGTATCTGTCTTCTGTGACAGCAACTCATCTCTGGTGGTACTCAAATTCGATTCCAGTTCTCTTAAAATAGCAGCTCATGATTTAGACTTTTCTAAGTCTGCAGAAGAAACGATCAGCCTGCAATCAGGCTGTGATATTGAAATAGGTTTCAAGAGCAGCTTTTTGATAGAGATGGTAAACAGCATTCCTTCGGAAGATATTGCTATCACCATGAGCGATCCGTCGAAAGCCTCAATCTTTACCCGCTGCGATGAAGAAGTTCGTAGCCTTACTTATCTATTAATGCCTTTATCAATTAATTATTAATACTATGGGAAAAGAACATCAATCACCTAAACAGGTTATTCAATCGTATTTGGAAGAGAGAGCAAAGAGTGATCCACTCTTTGCTACTTCCTATGCAAAACCAAATAAGAAAATAGATGAATGCTACGACTATATTATAAGCCAAGCCAAAAAACGTGGTGGTAGTGTTGTATGTATGTCTGAAGATGAAGTATTCGGGTTAGCGGTCCATTACTATGATGAAGACAATATCAAAGTAAATAAGCAATCAAAATCGAAAGTGGTAGTTCCTAAGCAACCTGAAAAGCAAAAGGAACTTACGTTAACAGCTGAGAAGTCTAAACTAGAACAGGTTGCTCCTAACAAACGTAAAGGGAAGAAAAAGGAAATACCATCAGGACAATTTTTATTATTTGAGGACCTATGAAACCAAAAACAGCATTACAGAGACAGGTTGTAAAGTTGAGTGCTAAACTTCCTGCTATTACAAAGAATCAGACCGCCTGGGCAATAAAAAATTGCTTTGAAGTAGAAGGATTCCATAGGGCTAAAAAGATTTGGTGTACTGAGTGCGGAGAAGTCTTTGAGGCTAAAGAATCCTATTTATCATACTCCTTGCTGGGCATCAATTGTCCTTGTTGCGGTAAGCATCTCAGAGTATTGGGGAGTCGTAAAAGGGTATATTCACCTCAATCAATGTATTTCACGATTATAACCACAATCGAAGGATTTCAAGTTTTAAGGCATTTTGTTATTTCCAAATCCTGTCGCGTAGGCCAACCTGCCGACATGAAGATCAACGAAGCTGTGCAGAATTGGATATCTCCCAAAGGTATTGAGGTAATAATGTCCAGATCATCCAGCTATTGCTATGGCGCTTATGATCATTGGTGTTGGAGTTCAGACATGGAAATACGTTCTGATTATGGTATGAAATACAAATACCACATTTGGGCAAGTCATATCAAAACCTTAAGACTACTCCCCAAACTGAAGTATGCGGGAATCGATGAGAATTTTAATGGTATCACTCCCGATATCCTATTCAGGATGTTATTGCGTTATCCGTTTGTTGAGACATTGATAAAGCAAGGTGATAAAGAACTATTGGAATATATGGAAGATAATATAACCCAAGTTGGAAAGTTCTGGCCAGCTATAAAAATAGCCAGACGTCACGGCTTTAAGATTACGAAACGTACCGATCTGAGAATGTATTTTGATTACTTGGAAATATCCAATGCCATCGGAAGAGATATTCGTTCCCCTAAATACGTCTGTCCAAAGAATCTAAAGCAAGCTCACGATGAAGTGATGAAAATAAAACAGAAAATAGATGCTAAGATTGACTTTGAGAAAAAGAGGAAACAAGCAATAAAAGATGAGAGAGAATATCTAAAACAGAAAGGTCGTTTCTTCGGTATAGCATTTGGTGACAATCTTATCCAGATTGGCGTTCTACAAAGCGTTATAGACTTCTTAGAAGAAGGTAAAGAAATGCACCATTGTGTGTTTACCAATAAATACTACAGTAAATCAGACTCTTTGATTCTAACAGCTCGTATTGGTAATAAGCGCATCGAAACGGTTGAAGTAAATCTGAAAACTTTGAGTGTTGTCCAGTCACGGGGTGTTTGCAATAATAATACTGAGTACCATGAACGCATTATTGGACTCGTAAAAAAGAATATGAACTTAATCAAACAAAAGATAGCATGATATACGAAGATTATATACGCAAATTCTGGAAATTTTATAATAAGGAACGATTTGCAGAATTGGACCTATGTGTCTATTTCTATTTATTACATCAATTTCATTTAGCAGGATGGCCGGCATCAATTAATCTGGCTGATACTGATTTGTCTAAATCATTACGCATATCATCTGCTGATGTTATCAAGTCCAGAGTTAGATTAGATAAACGTGAATTGATTAAATGCGATGTAGTGGGAATCTATGTGGTGTATAAGATAAAATAAGAGGATGATGACTTATATTGAATTAATCAACAATTTCTGGATTCTTGATGAAGACTGGCAATTCACCTGCTGTGAAACGAGGCTTTATTTTTACTTGCTAAAAACAGCGAATCGTTTAGGCTGGGTGGATAGCTGGACGCGTAGTGATACGAAGGTGTCGTCTGACGTGGGAGTGTCAGTCAACTCAATGAAGACAGCACGTAATAGATTGGTTCAAGCTGGTCTGATAGAATTTAAATCTGGAGGAAAAGGACAACGGGATAAGACTAGGTATCAAATAAGCTATCAAAATTTGACACCTAAACCGCAACCTAATCTTATACCTAATCATATACCTAAACCGCAACCTAAAGTTGAACCTAGCACTTATAAGGTACGCGCATTAGACTTAGATAAAGACAAAGACAATAATTCTCTCTCTCCCACGCGTGAGGGAAAGTTATTCCCGGTAGATAATTTTTTCGATAAGTCTTTAGACGACTGTTATGCAGAACTGAAATCGAATCAATCATGGGCGGAAACGATAACGATGAATACTCGTTCTTCCGGTAATCCTGATTTCACGCTAGAAGCCTTTTACGAGTGTTTGAAGCTGTTTTTCATGGAGCAACAGAATAAAGGCGAAACATCAAAATCTCCCAAAGATGCGATGTCCCATTTTGCCAGTTGGTTAAAAATAGAACTTAAAAACAAGAAAAATGAACGGAGAACTAATAAAAACGGAGCTTGCAATAGTGTTACATCCCAATCAACTTCGGAGGGCTGTGAAAGACAGCCAGACTGGATTGACAAGCAACCAGCTGCTCTTAAGGAATACATCAACAGCCTCCCGATTGGTCGATGAATGGAGTGGAACAACTGCTCAATTAAATTGTGTTGTAGAGCTTAAAGATGTAGCTAGTGCTGATGAAATACCAACGCTCGCTGATGTGAACGCGGCATTTGGCAATTCTACTTCTGTAGAAATCATAGTCAGGCATTTGCAATCGGTTTTCAGATATGCAGGTATTGAACTTCCGGATTCGCAATTAGCGGAAACTTCGATGTCGATATTATCAAGCTATTGGTACCTAAATTTAGCAGAGCTATGCATCTTCTTTAGCCAATTGAAGAATGGTAGCCGTGGGCAGTTCGTTTGGGGATCGAAAATAAACAATCAAGCGATCATGGTAGCGCTTGCCGATTTCTGCAAAGATAGGCGTCGTGAGATTGAGCGTAAGGAAAGCGAAAAAATACGGCAAGAAGTTGAAAAAGGATATTCCCGGAATGAGAACTTGGTAAAAGACATTGTTCTTGGTGCCCAAAGCATCAAGGAGAAACGAGAGAAGGCGAAACGAGATTATAAGGCCTTCTGCGAGTTCTTCCCATGCTTGCCTGATGAGTATAAGCCCGAAGTGCTTTGGAAAGCATGGGGAGGAAATAATGAAGCCCTGCATGAGGTTTACGGTGATAATATTCCTGCTGCAGATGTCGCCGAAAAGGATATCGGAAGGTACTTGTGTAACTACAACATTGTCAAGAGTAAAGAGCTAGGAAAATAAAAGCGGCCGACGTACCACCGCCGACCACTATCATAGGCGCAAAGCTTATAGCTATTAGGAACAGCAAATATATAAAATCTTTGTGCTTATGGCAAGTGAAGCAGTAAATAATTACATAACTAAGCGCTACGAACGCTGGCTTGATTACTCTTTGTATCATTGTGGGCTTGCGGGCATTCCTGATGAAGCAACAGATGTCCTAAATGAGGTCATTTGTTCGCTCCTCCAAAAGAAAAACAGGTTACTGGACAAACTACTTGAAACAAGAAAAAATGGCTATACAGAGCTTGATTTCTTTGTTTTGAAGATGATAAAGCTGAATGCATCCTCTCCTACTTCACAGTATCGGAGTAGATACAAGCCCCTGCCTGCGGATGACAACGTAGATTACACGAGACTGGATATTGAAGATATTTCAGATGAACCTGAGGACAGAAATGCTGAAATATTAGAGAAGCTGCATCTAGTGAGAGAAATTTATGCAAATCTGGACCTCGGAGATTTGGCAGCCCGTGTCTTTGAGTTCCATTTCTTTCAAGACGGAAACTTCTCGGAATGGGAAGGCCCGGAGACATTAAAGCAGCTGTATGAGATATATAACGGAGTACAAGAACTTATTAGAAAGAAAATAAATGGAGAAAGTATATTTTAAGTAAAAAATAGTTCATATTTATTGGAAATTCATATATTTGCGATGCCCAATAATGTTATAATCTATTCATGTAGAGTGTAAACCGTAAAATCGGTTTCAGCTTTATAACGGCTGTGGGCGCACTCTACGTGAATATCTAAGAACTATGAAGACAAAATTTAGACAGTTTAAAACCGCTGAAAAGCATCAATGGAAAACAATGCAGTTATTGAATATTGTTTTGTTGCATAATCAAGCTCCTGATTCTTATGTGGAGTTATTTAATAAAATGGCATATTTGGATTATGTGATACCATTGAGAGGAGATAATTATATTGAGCTGCTGAAGTTTGAAAAACTTGCTACTTTGAACATGTATGAAGGGACTATTGTTACTTATATGGGAATCAGAGATAATGCATGGTTCAATCAAAAAAGTAAAAAAATAGAAAGTAGAGAGAGTGAAGAAGATTTGTATGCTAATACAAAGAAAGCAACATTCTATTTTATTCCAGAAGTACATAAATTATGTTTGTTATCTGGTAGTGAAGTTACAATTCAGAATATAAAAAAATATATTGATGCTGCTTCAACTAAGATATTAGGACCTGAACAGGTTCATTCTAACTTCGTTACATCAAAAGATGAGATAACAGAAGCGTATAAGGAACTCAATGTTAACCGTGTAAAGTTAACTATTAATTACGGGAATAAGGATGATATAGAAGGATTTGAAGAAACGTTCAGTGATTTGGCCAAAGAAGGTAATATCGCATTGATAAATATGGATGTATCATCAGCAGAAAATGAAGATCTAAATTTAAGTGAAGGAGGAATGGTTGATTCCTTGATTAACCTTGTTACTAAAAGGGGGAATGGCGCTGCTGAAATCACTGGCTACCAATTAATACCAGGAAAGAAAAAAGGAAGTAAACCCAAAAGAAAAAATCATAGAATACGCACCGAGAATTACATTGAAAAGATAAAAATCGGATTCAGTAGCATCGGTAGTATATATATGGCTATATATAACGAAGTTGTTACAAGATATAAAGGTTCAGAATAAAAATGGAAAAGAGACACTCAATATTTGGCTGGGATTCAGTATTCAGATCATACACGAATTATGATTTGATTAAAGATTCAATTTTCCCTGTATTGGCAGCAGTTACTATAACTGTTATTAGCTACTTAGGGGAAAAAGATATGCTTGTTGAACTGTTTAAGGTTATCACGATTGGATTGAGTGTAGTTCCTGTAATGTTGTCAATCCTTTTGGCTGCTTATGCTATATTAATGTCTATGTACTGGTCCCCAATCTGTGAAAAGATGAAGCACAATGCAAAAGGAAATAAGTTACTGAATGGGTTGAACTCATCTTTCGCTGCTGCAATAAAGATTATTTGTTTTGGGGTTCTTTATCTTCTAATAGTAAATAGTATAGGGACTGTGAATATGCCGTTTCATATAATACCACCTAGTATTATCAATGGGTTGCTTTTAGTCATTTCATTATATTTCATCTTATTTTCAATATGGATAATGAAAGATATAGCGATCAGTATCTATAATTTCGCCTCATTTACTATTAATACAGATATCAAAGAAAAAAAGGATGAAGATAAAAAAGATTCATAAATTTCTTATTTCTCACTGTTTTGATGAAAATAAGAGCATTTCGCTTGTAAACTCAAAAATAATCTGTATGTTTGCATCGACTTACATACTGAGAGGCGGGTAAAAGCTCGCCATATTGAATTGCTGCGGGCATTTTTTATGCCTGTTCGATTTGAACATATACGGTTCCGACCCCCGTGTGGATGCTTAATGGCACCACTGCCTCTCAGGTGTAAGTCAACGGGAAAGCGGGACCGTTCTTTTTTCTCCGCGTTAACAAACATTCTTAATGATATGACTAATCCTGAGAAGAATTGTTTGTTGGTGAATAATAGTATCCTTCAAACAGGTGCGCCCACACCCAATGGGCATCGTGTAACCACAAGTATCGCTCTCCGACTTGTGAATGTGTGTATTGCGTTCATCGCTCTCATTGTATCAGGTTCTGCTGATACATCATTTCCTCTCTTTGCCTGTATAGGCTGGTTTATCTCTTCAATCCCGTTAATAGTTTCACTAAGGAAGGAGGTATATCATGGCTAATGAATCAATTGCCCCGGAAAGAATCATAGACAATAAACTCTATGAACAATTGCAAGCCCTAAATCGTGTCAAACTTGAGTGTGATATCTTATTCGCTACCTATTCACATCAAGGCGTAAACGTATCCGAATCAGATGAAGCTACTTTGTATAAAGACATAGACAACTGCATCCTTGCAATCTCTTACCTAGCTTGTAGTAAGTATGAGTTTGATTTAAAGAAAGGAGGTGTACTATGAAAGGTACAGCTTTTGAGTCAGACCGTAACGAAGCAATGAAGCTTTTACAAGATCTAGTTGAGATAAAAGATAGCTTATATCGTTTCGCAAGTGTAAATAATGAAGCACGTAATCCCTTTAATCCAACAATTAATAGTTTTGCAGATGATATTGGATGCTTCTGCTGTGATCTAGGACAATTGATTGGAGCTACTATTTACAGTGATATAAATGAGGGGTATGACATTAATATTAATGTTCAGAAAGGAGGTGAATTATGATCAATAATAATATAGAACCTAAGTTTGTAGTAGATGAAGAACTCCACAACCTAATGGTGACACTGAGAGATACTAAAGAAACCTACAACCGCATCTGTGCCCGAATGAGAAAGCAAGGGGTAAAGCTCCATAAAAGCAATGAAGAGAACTATGCCAATGATATTGATGAATTGATATGTGTTACTTCCTGTCTCATTAGCGAACAGCTTTATCATGATATACAGGAAGGAGGTACACTATGAATGACATCGTTTTTTGTGGGGATAACGGGCAACTCGTTACCACAAGTTTGAAAGTCGCTGAAGTGTTCGGAAAGGAACATAATAAGGTGGTTAGAGACATTGAGAATCTTTCCTGTTCGGAGAATTTTAATCTCGCCAATTTTGGCGAGATTAACCACATTGATGATAAAGGAAGACGTTATCAAGCTTATTCCATGACCAAAGATGGTTTCGTATTCTTAGTCATGGGATATCGTGGAGCAAAGGCTGCGCAATTTAAAGAAGCATATATCGAAGCCTTCAACAAAATGGAGAAAGCCATAAAGGAAGTGCCAACACTCCCCTCACCTATTGACGTAACTGTTTTGAAGCAATTGGTAGAAGCAACTCAAGTAATGACGGCACAAATCAGTCAGATGCAAGCAGAAATGAATCGTCAACGTGAGTACAGCTTTTACCCTGTATCACAGAATCCATTGTTATCTGCCAGTGAGCAACGTATCTCTCCCCGCCAATGTAAATACTACACAGTTAAACAGATGGCAAAAGCATTAAATTCAGATGCAAGGCAACTGAATGCTTTTCTTGAATATAAAAGAGTTCAAGAATATGATAATATAAAACAAAGATGGGTATTAGATTCGTCTCTTGTCGGACGGGGGTTGACATATACGGTTGTATATGAACCTGTCGATCCTAATGAAGAACCACGTGAGTATATGGTGTGGACTCCCAAAGGCAGAGACTACATTTGGGAGTTATTGCTTAATGAGAAACGGAAATATCAAGAAAATGCTAAAGGACGTTAGATTATTGTGATAATATTATAGAGCGAGGTGGGACTAAATCATAGTCTCACCTTTCTTTTTTTCATAGAAATGAGTATTCGGCATTATATTTTAAGCAAAAAGTATCATATGGGACGCAAAAGCGCATATAAAGAAGAATATAATCAGTTAGCCGAGAATTATGCCTTATTAGGGGCAACAGACAAGGAAATGGCTAATTTATTTGGTGTAACCGAGCGCACGCTTAATCAATGGAAGAAGGATTATCCGGAATTTCTTCAGTCCCTAAAAAAGGGGAAGAGTATTGCCGATGCCAATGTAGCAGCAAAGCTTTATAATCGTGCCATAGGTTACGATTGCACAGCGACTAAGTTCGCTACATCTGATGGAAAGATTACCGATACCCAGGAATACACAGAACATTTCCCACCTGATACGACAGCCGCTATATTCTGGCTGAAGAACCGGCAGCCGGAGAAATGGCGTGACAAGAAAGAAGTTGATGCAAATGTGAATCTTGGTGATGAACTGGAAGGATTGAGTGACGAACAGTTACAGGCTATTATTGATGGTAAAGAAGAAAAGTAAAAGAGAAATATTGATTCGTAAGGCGAAAGCTGCTACCATACTCCGCAAACGAATAGCAAAGAAAGACTTTTGGGCATTCTGTTTGTACTATGATCCGAAGTTTTTCTCTAAACGTCTGTTCCTAAAAAAGGTCGCTGAAGCGTTCATGCGTGTGTACAGCTCGTATTCTGCGGGTATAATCTACCGTCTTGCTGTCAGCATGCCACCACGTGCCGGAAAGTCATATATATCTTCTCTTTTCATCGCTTGGATGTATGGACACTTTCCCGAAGAATCTGTAATGCGTAACTGTTGTTCTGACACGTTATACAACAAGCTCTCTTATGATACCCGCGATATTGTCAAATCAAAACGTTATCGTGAGATATTTACTGAGATTCACCTAAAAGGAGATAAACAGAATGTCAAAGGCTGGAATGTAGAAGGCGCTCGGCAGGTAAGCTACTTCGGTGGCGGTGTCGGCGGTACTGTGATCGGATTCGGTGCATCTATGCTCGCCATGACAGACGACTTGTACAAGAGTCTGGAGGATGCACTATCTGACAACAACAATGAGAAGGTATGGTCATGGAAGCAAGGTACGCACGACTCCCGTATTGAAGGAAGCTGCTGTATGATTGATATTGGTACACGTTGGTCATCTAGTGATGTCCTCGGACGCTTGGAAGAAGCCGGCAAATACAATGAAATCATTCGTATCGCTGCACTAGATGAAAACGATGAAACGTTCTGCGCTGACGTACATACAACAGAGTATTATCGGGAACTACGTTCTGAAACGGATGAAAGTATCTGGATGGCCGAGTATATGCAGGAGCCGTTCGAAGCCAAAGGTTTGCTATTCCCTAAATCCTCTCTCATGCGCTTCAAGAGTGCTGATATTGTAGGAAAGAAACCTGATGGTGTACTTGGTGCTTGTGATACAGCTGATAAGGGCGATGATGATTTCTGTGCACCATTTGCAAAGGTATTCGGACCGAAATACTTCATCACGGATGTTCTTTTCACAAAGGATCCTGTAGAAGTAACAGAGCCACGCTTGGCACAAATGGTTATCGATACTGAATGCGACCAAATGCGTATAGAATCAAATAACGGGGGACGTATATCCGCTATTCACGTTCGTAAACTGGTGGTAGCAGAGAAGAAAGCCTGTGCGATACAGGCTCGTCCTACTACGCAGCACAAAGAAACTCGTATTATCATGAAGGCCGGCTGGATAAAGAAATATTGCGCTTTCCTTGATGAATCAGAATACACTAAAGGATCAGACTACGGCCGTTTCATGAAAGCGCTTACCAGCTACAAGCGTGAAGGAGACAACTCTCACGACGATGCACCGGATGGCATGACAATCCTTGCAGAGTTCGCAGAATCATTAGGTTTGAAGCTTAAAACTTCGACTCGTAAAGTGGGACGTGGATAACTCTTTGTGGTACACTTTTTGTAATCTACAATAAAGTATTAATTTTAAAACTAATATTATGTCTACAACAGATTTTAATGATTTTCTTCACGGAGTAGATCTGGAAGATTACAATGAAATTTATGAATTAGCAAATGCTGCTAGTCAAGGAGAAAGTGGTAATTATTATGAAGTTACCCAAGAAGGGGATAAAATCTTTATTAAATGTGTCTATGCTGATAAAACTTTAGCTCTATTGTCAGAAGCGGCAAGAAATGCTTTTATATTAAAATTAGAACAGGAATATATGGATGGTATGGACCAAGAAAGTTTCTGGGGATATAAAAGAGCTTTGGAAAAATCTGATGAAGAAGACGTTAGGCATGGTATTTAAAGTACTTTACTTTATAGTGGCAGGGGGATGCTGACAAATTGTCAACGTCCCCTTGTTAATTATTAGAGTATATTTTGTCTGGTTTATATTTTAAGAGAAAAGTATATGCCATCAATTAGTGAAATTTTAGTTCAAGACGACTTTGGAAGAATTGTAAGTGATCTTTGTGTGGACACCATAGAAAATCGTGAGCCACGGGAATATTTAGAAGAGTACAATGGTATGCGTAGACGTCGCACTACATCCGTTGGTTTCCGTGAACCTAAGACAGTAGCTGTCTATTCTGAAACAGAAGAAGAATTGAATACCCAAACGGGTAAAATGGAGCCTAAACGATTAGAGGATAAAACTGTTCCTGTTGCCAAAATAGTGACCAATATCCCAAAGAAGATTGTTCGCACAGCAGCAGCTTTTTTATTTGGCGGAGATATGACCATCACAGCAGATAATACAGATGATGCAAGCTTGGAGGATTTCAAAAAGATATTTGTCCGCAAACTCAAAATGAAGTCAGTACTTATGAGCTTTGCCCGTAAGGTGTTGTCAGAAACAAAAGCCGCTATTGTATTTTACCCTGTAAACAAAGTTGTAAATGGGAAAAAAGTCCCGGAACTGAAAGCCAAGATACTCTCTTTGCCAAAGGATGATAACGTTACTTATGAGTTCTATCCACATTTTGACGATGATGATGATATGGATGCTTTCATTCATAAGTTCACAACCAAGATTGACTACTCTACATACGAGTGTGTCAAAATATACACCTCAGACAAAGTTATCACAGCTATAAATAAGGGGGGCCAGTGGGAAATCAAGTCAGATAATAACCTATTCGGCAAAATCCCTGTAGTATATGCAGAGGTAGATCAACCGGACTGGGAAGATGTCGCTTTACTCATGGACCATTATGAAATGCGGATCTCTAGAATGTCAGATACTAACGACTACTTCGGCGACCCAATGCTAAAATCTTTCGGTTTGTCGAATCTCCCATCAAAAGATACAGTAGGGAAAGAATTAAACTTTTCTATGGAAGTTGACCCTGATACCGGCACTGCGTATCATGGTGATGCTGAATACCTATCATGGCAACAGTCCATAGATTCACAAAAGGAAGAGATTAGTAATGAACGCCACGAAATATTCTCTGGTGCATCATGTCCTGATTTGTCGTTTGACAATCTTATTGGCATAGGTGACCTATCAGGTGTCTCCCGTGAGTTTATGACCATTGATGCAAAAATTAAGGCTACGGAACAAATGGAAATCTTCGGACCGGTAGTACAACGATGTGTGGCTATTGTACAAGCAGGCATGGCGAATATATCACATATCAAAAATTCCAATGCTATAATGAATAATTATTTTGAGGTGTCTTTCGGCTCTATTCTCCCGAAGAATTTAGCAGAAGACTTACAGAATCTATCAACAGCCGGAGGTGGGAAACCAATCAATAGCCAGGAAACACTTACCGCACGTTCTCCTTATACTCAGAATGTAAAAGAGGAAATTGAGAAAATGAAACAGGAAGAACAAGCAGCTTCAGTCAATAACAATCCGCTAGGACCGATATATCAATGAAAGGACTAACATTCTACGACAAGCAGCATATACAAAAGATATTGGCTCAGCAAAGCGAAGTGGCCAATATCTTTAATCGATTTATTCTGTCTATTACCCCATTTCTCCAACAATGGGCAAATCGTAGTAGCGATAATGTATGGTTACGTAATCAAGTTGTCGAAAAATGTGTGGATCGGGAGTTGGATAAGTTACAGTCTCTTCTTCTCACGAATCTTACAGCCTTCAACATAGACGCATGGAAGCGCTCTGAAATGAAGAATGAGGATTTTATATCAGAATACATCAAAGGCATGGCTATTGATTCTGTAAGGAAGCAAGGAATGTTTGCTACAAACAAAGACGCACTCTCTCAACTTAGGAAAGGGGTTGATGTACGCGGCAATAATCTGTCTCCAATGGTGTGGAATCTTGCGGATCAGACAAAAACACAACTCGAGTATTATTTACAGACAGGTCTATCTGTTGGTAGAAGTTCTTCACGGATAAGTCAAGATCTTAGGCAAATCCTAAATGAGCCGGACAAACGATTTCGCCGGGTAAAGGATAAAGAAGGGAAACTTGTTATGTCCCAACCTATGAAGAACTATCACCCAGGACAAGGTATATATCGTAGTTCAAAGATGAACGCATTACGTCTTACAGCTACATCTACCAATATGTCTTATCGTACCGCTGACTATGAACGTTGGAGTAAACAGGATTTTATATTAGGCATCGAGATACACCGCTCTGCAAATAATCGCGGACCATGCAAGATATGTGATGCAATGGTAGGTAAATATCCGAAAACGTTCAAGTTTATAGGTTTTCATCCTTTCTGTATCTGTTTTGCTACTCCGATCACGATGGAACCGGACAACTTTGCTGATTTCCTGCTAAACGATACAGTTCCGCAAGAACAGGTTATAACAGATATTCCCAAAACAGCAAAGGATTTTGTTGACGAGAATAAAAATGGGGTGCAATCCGCTTTTTGGTATAAGGATAACTTTAGCAAAGAAGGAGATTTGCAAAGAGAGAGAACTCCCCAGCCTACTACACCCGAAGTCATAAAAGTATCAAGAACAAAGCGCATCAAGACCGATGCTGAGAAAAATGATATTCAAAAAAGATGGGACGACCGGTTTGTAAGAAACTTCAATCAGAGTAAGATTGAGCAAAAAATCGGCATAAAGAGAGGTGAAGATATGACCTTCGAAGAAGCAAATGAACTGAGAGGAAACATCGGTTATGGAGAAGGAAGAGAATTCAGTGTAAACTGTCAGTCATGCGTAGTTGCTAATGAATTGAGAAGACGTGGATATGATGTAACAGCACTACCTAACCTTAAAAAAGAAGGGAACATTCCTTATGAACTCTCTGGAAAAACTAACTGGGCCTGGATTGATCCGGAAACAATGCAGACACCTGAGAAGAAACAGGCAGGTGGACAATATGTATCAGGACTTGATATTAAAAGCAAGACTCTCACTCAATTGAATAAAGAATTGAACGAGTTAGCCAAAGAAGCCGGCAGGTATCACATTGACTTTATGTGGAAAGACGGAAAAGGTGGACATATTATTACTGTTGATAGGTTAGAAAACGGTTCAATCCGTATTTATGATCCACAAATCGGTCGTTTGGGCGATTGGAAAGTTATATCCAAAGATATAAGTCTTAAGTATGGAGTAAATGTATTGCGTGTAGACAATCTATTGGTAAACACAGATATTATCGATAGAATAGTGAGAAAGTTATAAGAATGAACTTGTATAGTCTTTGGGCATAGGAGCCATTCCCATTATATCCGGCGATTGTGTATATGGTGCAAGATGTGCAGCATCATCTTTCACAAGAATAAATTGAGGATATCCAATGCAGCATTCCTTGTCTTCTTTCCGGGATGCTGTATATACCAAGTAGCCTTTCCACTCTCCATAATAGGAAACCTGATCGAATCCATTCTGTAGAGCGAGGATCTTAGCTTTCTCCTTATATTCTTTCTTCTTATCCATATTGCAAATATACTCATTGATTCTGGAATAAAATATAAGGGAAGGAAAAAGTTACTCCCCTTATATTTTAATAGAAAATCGTTATGACAATCATTGATGCTATTAAGAAGGGCTTGAAAGCCGCAGGTGTAAACGAAAAGTACGCCTCTAAGGTTCAGAAACTTTTCAAAATCGAAAAAGAAGAAGATATTGCTACTTATGTTGCCTTATTCAAAGACAATATTCTTCCTGATCTTGAAGATACATCCTCAGTAGAAAAAGCGAAAAAGGACGCTATCGCTGAATATGAGAAGAATAATGGTCTGAAGGACGGTAAGCCAATCAAACCAGTTAAAAAGACCAAGAAAACGACAGAATCAGAAGAGAATGAAGAAAATGAAGAAGAAGATCTCGAAGGTGTTCCCGCCTCTTTGATGAAACTATTCAAGGCTCAACAAAAACAAATATCAGAGTTAGCCAATAGCGTTACCACCTTAACTGGGAATATTACAACATCCAGCAAACAGGCTTCAGCTAAGGTTCTCTTTGATAACGCAAAATTACCAGAAAAGTGGTTCAAGCGTATCGACGTAAATTCTGAAATATCTGTCGAAGATCAGATTAAGGAATTGGCAGAAGAGTATGCTGAAATTCGCCAGTCCGCTGTGACAGATGAAATCGAAAATGGTAACTACACCCCACAATCACAGGTAAAAGACCGTAGTGAAAAAGAGTGGCTGGATATCATGAATAAAGAAGAAGGAGCTGGTGAATCCAGTGGTGTCGCTAGTCTTGGTATTGAGTAATAACTAAATTTTATTGTATCATGTATTTAAAAAAAGAAAAAGAATTTCAGTACCATCCCGCCATCATTAAGATGTTGGAGGATGTTGTCGGCGGTGGCACTATTGCCCGTGCTGATTTGAGAAAGGCCCTGTTTGACGGACAGCCATTAGATGAGTTGCCACCTTACTGCATCGCAGGACGCGATGAAAACGGTGGTTGGCATATCATCAAGACAGCAAAAGTGCTGGAGGCTGTAGAAACAGCAGGAAAAATCATCAAGGTAGCTAAAAATCATCTGTTTGCAATTGGTGATTTCGTGACTGTCGGTGGAAAATTTGATGGAGCATCCGATAAAATTACCGCTATCGACAAGAGTAATGCTGCTTATGACTCTATTACGCTGGCGGCTGCCATTGGTGCGATGGCCAAAGATATGGTATTGGTCGCTGTAAAATCAAAAGCTGATGCAGGTTCTGCCGAGGCTACAGTAGAAACATCCGAGGTGGTGATTACGATGGCTAAAGTTGATCTGACTGTTGCTAATCAATCTTGCGGATTGATGGTAAGAGGTACTATTGAGGAACGAAATATGCCATTCCCTCTTGATGCTGATTTGAAGAAGCTTATGCCTCTCATTCGTTTTGTATAATCTATTAATTCATAAATCATTATGGAAAGAAGCTTAATTGAGCGAGCAGAAGCAGGCTTGTTGTTGAGGATATTGTGCACTGTACCCTGTGAACATCCGACTTCCTTTGCTATCTGCTTTTCGTATCCGTAAGGCAGATTAGCTTTGATAGTTTCTAATTGATTTTCCATATCTTTTTATATTATAGTTTTGAGTTCCCGGAAAGGCGATCAAACCCGTCCGGGATTATATAACTTATTCTTTAACTTCTTCGCAGGTTTCACCGAGCCAAGCGACACATTCTGATGTTCCCTTAGTAAAGTCTACCGCCTTATTTTTAGGATTGAATTTACCTTCAACTATATCACCTTCCTTTACTCCTGCTTCCTTTTTAAGCTCCCACAAAAGCCACTCATTGGATGTTGAGCCGGTTACATTCTTGATTCTTACTTTCATGTTTATGCTTTTAATAGTTCTACTAGAAGTACTTTATCTGCTTCCCAAAGGTTGAATCCCCTCTCTATTTTCCTACGCAGATATTCTCTCTCACCGATCATTCTGATTGCTTTCTCTCTAAGGTCTGATGCACTCCATTTCTCAGCCTGCTCAATCAAGAAATCAGCCATGCATTTTTTTTCCTCAAATAATTCACGAGCTAATACCGTTTGCTTTTCAATCTCAGCAAGTGCTCCTGGAGCTTTCATATACAATTTGCAAAACTCATCTTTGTCAAGTTCAGTATTCATGTACATCTTTTCGATGGCATCATACGTTTCTGCCGAGATTGGCTTTCCTGTTCTTTCTTCAAACTCTTTTAGTGTCATATTCTTATTTGATTTAGAGTAAATAATCTATTTTGTTAACTTTATTGCCCTTTTATTTTGGCGTTATCATTGTTTTGGGTTAACTTTATAGTGCAAATGTACAATAAACTTTCAATAACACAAACTTTATTGTACTTAATTTAAATTTAAATGAAAACTTTATTATACTTAAAATCATATCTATATGAATATCAACAGATTAAAAAATCTCATCGAAAATGGAATGTTCACTAAAGTTCAAATTGCTGATAAATGTGGCTTTTCAAGAACAACGTTGGATAATATTCTTTCAGGAGCAGATGCTAAAGTATCTAGTATTGAAAGTATTGCTAAAGTTTTTAATATACCTGTTGGATATTTATTTGGAGAAGATTCTATGTCTCAATCAGATATAGTCAAAGAGTTAGAGGAAGCAAAAGAAGAAATTGTAAGATTAAAACAGATAATAAGTTCTACATCTAATAAATCAACCAAAGTTATGGTAGAATTAGATGTGACTGAAGATGAATTTATAAAATTAGGACTAAAGGATAAAGTATTACAGATTTTGAGCAGATGACAATATGATTTTTCTCTATTGGAATATACATAAAAATCAAGATTTATTTCCTCTAATCCAAAATATAATAATTGAAAGAGAGATTGATCTATTAATGATAGCTGAATATCCATCAATATCTCCTTATGTACTTCTAAATGAAATTAATAAATCAGGTTATAAATATAAATATGTAAAACCTATTATTACAAATGAAAAAGTCCGAATTTATATACGTGAGAATTTTGGAAATTTAGAAAACTTTGAAGATGAAACAGGTATCAGCGCCAAAAGGTTATACAGTGAAATATTAAATGAATATATAACTTTAGTTGTTTGTCATTTACCAAGTAAATTAAATAATTCAGATGCAAATCAATCAGAGTTAACTGAAGATATAAAAGAATTCATTGATCGGGTAGAAAAGAAATCGGGACATCATAGAACAATTATATGCGGTGATTTAAATATGAACCCATTTGATGAAGGACTAATTAAAGCAAGAGGGTTACATGCTGTAATGGAAAGAAATATTGCATTAAAAAATGCCGCTATTATTAATGGAAAGAAATATTATTTCTTTTATAATCCTATGTGGAGCTTTTTAGGAGACATGGGTAAAGGAAAAGTATGTGGTACTATGTACTACAATTCTTCTAAACCTATTAATTATTATTGGCATTTATATGATCAGATTCTAATGAGACCTGAAATGATTCCTTTTTTTGATGATATGAAACTAGATATTATAACTGAAATATCAGAAAATAAATTGATTACCTCTAATAACATTATAGATTCCAAATACTCTGATCACCTCCCTTTAATATTTAAATTTAATATATAAATATATGGAAAGAAGAAATTTATGGCCAATTTTTGATGCAAACATTGAAGTAATGCCTAAAACTTTGTTAAAAGAGCAAGCAGAATATCTTGAAGAAAATACTCACAAGATGGTATTAGGTGAAGTCGTTTCAGGAGAAACTGTTTCAGCGTTTGGTGAAACCTTTTTAAGAATAGTTCCAGACAAATTTAAAAAAGGCCCAACGTTAAATGAGAATCCATTAAGACATACATTTTATATTATTGCTCCTAAATTGAACAACTATAGATTTGAATTACTTAGAGTAACACACTATAGACTACATACCTATCCTTTAGAATTATTTGATTCTATAAATGAAGAAAAATATGAATTAAATAATCAGGATGATTTTATTAAAAAACTAGAATACATTTTTAAAAGCGAAACAGTAATAGATATTATTAAGTCATTAATAGCTCAAAGTATCAGTTGA